CATCTACGACCAACACCGGCAATACGACGCTGACGAGCGATACTTTCACCGGGCTGGATAAATACTCTCGAGCGGTCATCACGCTAACCGTCAGCGGCAAGACGATGGACGCTTTGACGACGGTCGATATTTACGTCCAATACTCGCCCGACCGGGGCACGACCTGGGATGACATCGCCCACTTCGCCCAGATCACGAACGCGGCGATTGCCGATGGTGTATACGTCTGCGTGCTCAATCACGGCACGGCCGGCATTGCCGACCGCATCACCGACGACGCCGCCACTCTGAGCGCCAATGCCGTGCGCAACCAGCCCTGGTGTGACCGCATGCGCATCAAGATTGTACCGGCCAACTTCGCCGGGACCGATACCATCACCCTGGCGGTAATGGGCTGGTTCTTCGAGTAGGAGCGCCGCATGGCCTTCACGCTGGATTTCTTCAAGTCGCAAGTGGACGGCCTCATCGACGCCGACGATAATCTTCTGCCGTCACTGGCCCGCTATCGCCAAATCATGGCGGCGGTCGATCACTACAGCGCCGACCACCCAAACGAGATAGCCGCCGACGTGACGGGCGCAGCCACGCGCTACTACGCCGTCGCCGCCAACCTTACGAGTTGGGTAGAGGGCTTGTCGAGCATCCTGAGAATTCAGTATCCAGCGCCCGTCATCGCCTCGAATGAGACGCCCGTCTATCTCGATGACGATGACTTTCAAGACAACTACTGGGCGGCGGTGAGCGGGGTGCAGACGCGCTACCTGTACCTGCCCAACCACATGCCGGCGGCGACCGAGACGATGCGCGTCACCTACGCCTGCCCGTGGGCCTGGTCGGCCTCGTCTACTACCGTATCCATCACCAAAGCGGCGCACGGCTTCGTGGCGGGCGACTATCTCTATCAGGATACCACTACGGGTGAATGGGTGAAGGGCGACGTAAGGACCTCCACCCACGTCGTCACCGTCAAGGCGACCGACACGTTTACCGCTGCCCTACTGCAATGCTCCATCCCGCCGGCCGACTTCTTTGCCGTGTGTAACCTGGCGGCTTCACTCTGCCTGTCGGCCCTGGCTGCCAAGTTTGCCAAGACATCGGATAGCACGATAAGCGCCGATAGCGTCAACCACGACGCCCGCTCAGGCAGTCACGAAGCGCGCGCTAAATACTTTATGAAGCTCTACCAATCGCACATGGGCCTGGACAAAGATACCACCGTCGCGGCGGCGGGCATGTTCGTCGACTTGGGGCTGGGCGATACGCCAGATGAGGGCCGGCGCTATTTGCACGATAGGGGCAGCAGCTAATGCCAACTCTCGATTGTGAGATGCGCGGGGTCAAAGAGCTTGAGGCCAAGCTGGGGCGGCTGCACCCGCTCTTTGTAGCCGAGATACGTTCTATGATGACCATCACCCTCGACCTGATGGAGCAATTGGTCATCAAATACACGCCCGTTTCTACAGGGGCCTTGCGCGGGTCTATTGCGTCCTTCATGGAAGGTTCGCCCGAGACGACGTTACTGGGTCACGTTACCCACGGTGTCCCATACGGCGACGTAGTAGAAGTAGGGCGCAGACCAGGCCGTATGCCGCCCGCCTCGGCCCTTGAATTGTGGGTTGTGCGCAAGCTGGGCCTGAGCGGCGAAGAGGCCACGTCGGTGGCTTGGCTCATCGCCCGCAGCATCGGCAAAAAGGGGACCAAGGGCGCGCATATGTTCAAAAAGGCATTTGATGAAGGCTCGCGGCGCGTCATCCTGTACTGGGCGGACCTGCCGCGCTTCGTGCTGGAAAAGGCGGGGCTGGCGAAATAACCTTAAGGCTAGGAAGGTTCTTATTTATTGCGGCAGTGGCCTGTGCAACCATTCTTTCGGAGATGCGTTCAAATTTTTGGTCGGGGATAACTTCTGAAAATTCAACAGCAAGCATGAGACCTATATGAAATCTCCCGCCGTCGCCCATAAGTGTTGTTTTAATCCTGAAAAATGGAATGACGGGATCAGGTTCAAAAGTAATTGTTTGCACGTATGGGATGTGCTCTTCTAAATAGCGTTTCAAGTCATCAATTGTTTTCATAGCGTAATTATACCACGATTTAGACAGGGTTTCAAGATAGGATTTGTATGAGCGAAGCGTCCTGGCGGGCCATCCTGAAAACTGCACTCGACGGCGTTACGAACATCGGCGTCGTCAACGACTACGCCCGTTACGCCAATGAATTGACCGACATGGAAACCCTTTACAAGACCACTATTAGTGGCAAGGGGCAGATACGCGGGTGGAATATCGGGCTTGAGTCTATTGCCACAGAGGATACGGTAATCGGGAAACGGACGCGGCGCACCTTGACGTTTAAGATACGCGGCTACCTCAGCCTGGACGATAGCGCGGCGACTGAGAAAACTATGAGCGCCCTGGCTGAGGACGTGCTAGACGCCCTGGACGATAACACGACCCTGCACGCGCAAACCGCCCACGCCGGGCGGGCGCAATTGACGACGATGGAGCACCGCACCTTTGCCGGCGTCTTGTGCCATTACGTAGAAATCACGCAGAAGGTCGCAGAAGTCAGGACGGCGGCGGCATGATACCCGTTCAGTTTCAGCAGCCGTATGAAGGCAAGCACCCGGGCGACTGGGACGAAGTCAGCCTGCACACCGCCCGCCACCTAAACGCACATGGCGTCGTGTGGGTGCCGGACAAATACCAGCCGCAGCTCTTCGCCGCCGATTGCGGGATCGTGACCAATGACGCGCCGCGCGTGCGTTCCTGGCTGAACGGGAGCGGCGTCGAAGTCAGCGAGGGCGACATGGCGCTCGAATTTGCCAAGACGCTCATCCTCAATTCGGCGCTGTCTATCACACCGGGCCGGCTGGCGGTTGCCTTCGAGTGGCTGGATAAGTGGCAGGTCATCGCGCCTCTTTTCTCTTACGATACCCTGGCCTCTGGCGTCGGGACGGCAGAAGAGCGCATGCAGACCGAAGACGTGATCCGAGACTTGCGCGTGTTGCTCTACCAGCCAGGCATGGTGTTTATTCGCCGCTCGGCCGAGGGTGTGGCGCTCTTGGAAGCCTGGCGTAAAGAGACGGGCAACCCATACCTAGCTTTTCTGCGGGCCTTGTATTGCATTAAGCCGCTCGTACTGGCTCTGCCGGTGTGCTGGTGGACGGCGTAATTTACGTGGCCTATGGGCCGCCCGCCTGCCGTGAAGCGCTCGCCAGCATCGTCAGCCTGAAAGGGCAATATCCCGTGACGGTCGTGGGCGAAGTGTACCGCGCGATTCATTTCGATGACCTTAACAGCCGGGGACGGTGGGCAAAGCTGAACCTGGATAGCCTGACGCCCTACGATAACACGCTCTACATGGACGCCGACACGCGCGTGAGAGGCGACCTGTCAGCCGGTTTCGATCTGCTACACGACGGCTGGGACCTGGCGATTGCCGCCAGCGGCAACCAGGGCGAGCGGGCTTTCTGGCACGTCGATCTTGACGAGCGGGCGGCGACGTTCGCGGAGGTAGGCGAGGCGGTGCAGTTGCAGGCGGGCGTGTTCTTCTTCGCCCGCAATGCGCGAGTGCTGAACTTCTTTGCCGTGTGGCGCAGTGAGTTCAAGCGCTGGGGCTTCAACGATCAGGCGGCGCTGGTGCGGGCCCTGTGGCGGGCGCCGCTCAAGGTATGGTTACTTGGAAGGGATTTTAACGGGGGCGCAATTGTGGAGCACAGGTGGGGAGTTGCCAGGGCATGAGACACTATTACAAGAATGAGGCTGAACTAAAAGCCTACGAGCAAGGCAGGCAGGACGCCAATGCACAGATGTTGGATGGCTTCTTTGATTTCGCCCTCAGTGTACTGGGGCTATGGCGACCGGCTCCCGAATCCTTAGTGGTAGACAAGTTGTGGCTTGGAAAAACAGACGTAACCGATTTGGCCGTCTCTGCGGTTGTTTCAAGGGCGCCCGGCAGGTGGTCGCTCGGGGCGGTTAAGTTTCTTCTCATGTTCGATGACAACTTTGCTGGGGTAGACGCTCACGGAAACATCATGGTCTATTGGAAATTCGGACTCGTCAAGTGGATGGCGAAGGAATGAACGTCAACATCGTCACTCAGCGCCTATATGCCAACCGAATAGTACAGCGCATGGCGCGTGATCTGGCGGAGGCGACCGGCTGGACGCTGAGCGAGGAGCCGGACGAGACGGCAGAGATCAATTACTACATGCCCTATGCGGAGCGAAAACGTTTCAAGGGTTTCGCCGCTACCCGGCTGGCGGCCTGGTTTACGCACCGCGAAGAGAATTACCCGGAGAAGGCGACCGATTACGATACCTCTGCGCGGGCGGTTGACCTGCGCCTGACTTCTGCGCCGTTGTACCTGACCGACCTGGCGAGCTACGGCCCGGCGGCTTTGGTGACACCCTACCTGGACCGGGACAAATTCAGCCCCGGCCCGCTACCTGCCAATATCCGTCCGACAGTCGGCGTGTCCGGCTATATCTACCGAGGTGGGAGGAAGGGCGAGGCGCTGGTAGCGCGATTGGCGGCGAGTGAATTGGGCCGGCGCATTCACTTGAAAGCGACGGGGCGGGGCTGGCCGTGTGAGTGGAAAAGCTACGCCTGGGACGAGATACCCGGCTTCTACCGCTCGCTCGATGTGTATCTTTGCCCGTCGCTCATAGAGGGCATCCCGATGGGGCCGCTTGAGGCTTTGAGCTGCGGCGTCCCGGTCGTCATCCCGCGCGGCGTGGGTTTGCTGGACACTCTGCCCGATGTGGCGGGCATACACCGCTACGCGCGCGGGGATTACGGCGACTTAGAGCGGGCCTTGAGCGAGGCGCTATCTACCCCCTCCGACCGCGAAGCGCTGCGGGCGACGACTGAGCGCTTCACACTGCGCGCCTGGGTCGACGACCACCGCCGCGCTTTTGAGGGGTTGCTATCGCCCGCTACAACGCACTACGCGGCGCGTAGAGACTGGCGCGGACGGGCGGGCGTGTACATGGTGGCTTACGGCGCACCTTCGCGGCGCTGTGCTGAACGCGCTATAGAGAGTATCCATCGGCACATGCCCGGCCTGCCGGTGGCCCTGGCGAGCGATACTCCTCTGGGTATAGAGGACGTGTTCGTTTGCCAGCCTGACGCCGACGTGGGCGGGCGCAGTGTCAAGACGCGCATCGACGAGCTAGCGCCGGCAGACTGGGAGTATGTCTTGTACTTAGACGCCGACACCGAATTGGTCGCGCCCGTCCTGTTCCTGCTCGACCTACTGTCCGACGGCTGGGACGCCTTCTTTTGTATCGACGCCAGTAACCGCCAGGTCGCCAAAATGATGCTGCGTCCCGATAACAAAGACGAGGCGCGCGAGACGTTCCGACTGTGGGGTGCGGACGACTTCTTGCAGTTCAACGGCGGAGTCTTTGGCTATCACCGCAATGAGCGCACGGCGGCGTTTCTGCAGGACTGGCACGCTGAATGGGACAGGTACGGCAAGCGCGACCAGGCGGCACTGGATAGGGCACTCTTCCACTACCCGCTGCGCCTGTACGTATTGGGGCAGGAGTGGAACACCAGCCTGCGTTACAACCAACCTGAGCGCAGCGCGGGCATCGTGCATCACCAGATGGAAGCGCGGCGCGTGGGCGAGGGCGTCATCTGGGGGCGGCTGGATAGCAAAGAGGCGTGGGGGCGGGTGATTGCGTGATGACTTTCATGAAGGCGGTAGATAATCGACAACTTGAACCTGCGAAGGGAAGGGGGCTAATGACAAATTCGCGGCTACTTGTTGGGCCAATGCCTCGGCTGTGAAAATAGCCAAGTCCTTATCATCCAACATGCCGAAATATAAACTGCGTTCATTAGCACAAAGATAATACGAACCGTTTTTTATCACCCTTTTTTTCTTGTTCATGATTATGATTATACCGCAGTTTTTGAACTATGGCAATAAATAAAGCCATCGCTCTGGCTATTGAGTGCAGGATGACAATATGATTCTCAACCTGGGCGCGGGCAAGCGGCTGCTGACAGGGACGAATTCCGTCAACCATGACATAGTTCAGCACGACCCGGCCATCTCCATAATTCACGACCTGAACATTACGCCCTGGCCGTGGGGGGATGGCAGCTTCGACGAGATACAGGCCATCAGTGTGCTCGAACACCTTAAGTTGACACTCATTGAGTCGCTAGACGAGTGCTGGCGGATACTCAAGCCGGGCGGGAAGCTGACCGTCAAATATCCGTTAGCCGGCGGGCCGACGGCACACGCCGACCCGACGCACCGCTGGGAATGGGACGAGGGCGTGACGGATTACGTGGACCCATGCAAGCCGGCGGGGCAAGTCTACGATTACTACACGCCGCGCAAGTGGGAGATTGTAGACAGGGGCATCATCAAAGAGCGCAACGTTAAGGTGGTAATGAGGCCGGTCAAATGACAATCTATCGCGTGCTATCTCTACTCAAAAACGGCAAGGAATTCATCAAGCCGGGCATCGCTACCCTGGACCTGACGCCCGAGCAGGAAACGCGGCTCATCGCGGGCGGCTTCATCGCCAAAATCGCGCCGCCGCGCCTGGGCGTGCTGCCCGGATGGGAACGACGGGCGGCCAAACTGGCGAAGGTTGGGATACTCAACGCGCTCCAACTACTGGAGG